ATAGATAGTCAGGCGAAGCCCTGCGCTCAGTAGCATGAGCGTGGGGTTTTGTCAACTCTGAGCGTGTTTTTCTGTGGGGCGGGGGGCAACCTCTGCCCCTTTTTTTGTGCGCTCGCCCTAGCCGACCCCCACCATGTTTAACACCACCCCCCACCCTCCCCCCACTATCCGTAAAATAATATTCACCAGAAAACCAGCTCTGACCTGCGGTTATGTTAATTTATAGATAACCAATAAAAGATTTATTTATTTTGCTCTTGAAACACGCCGACGCTCAAGACCCCTATATAAGTATAGGGCGAAATATATTGAGCCCCCAAAGGCAGGCTCTAAGCCTGCCAATAAGTACTTATAAGCATAAGTGGGGATACTTCTGTCCAGACCCCTGTGGACCCCTACAGGCACTGGAGGAACGTTGGAAAGACAATTGGCACCAGAAGAAGCCAGAAAAGAACTTATCCTTTTGGTGCGCCAAGGGCGCACAATCGTTGATGGTTTAAAAGTTATTGGTAGATCTAGATCTTGGTATGATACCCAACGCCGAGAAGCCGAGGGCTTCTCAGCTTTAATAGATAATGCTCGGTTTAGAACACAGGACCTCGCCGATGAGGCTCGGTCTAACTTATCTGATTTTGCAGAGTTCTCTGAAAAGTATCTTGGTACCAAAGTACCACTTCACATGCTTAATGTGGTATCCATGTTGGAAGGTAGAGATCCTTCTTGGTTACATGATTCCATGGTTTATGAAAAGGGATCGGCGGGCTTATCCCGCCTCTTGGTAAACATACCCCCTAACCATGCTAAGACTATGACTATAACAATTAACTATGTAACCTACCGAATAGTTAAGAATCCTAATATCAACGTCATGGTTATATCCAAGACACAGGAACAAGCAAAGAAGTTTTTATATGCGATCAAGCAACGCTTGACGCATCCTCGGTACGCTGACCTTCAGGTAGCCTTTGGTCCAGCCGATGGATATAAAGCAACCGCCGACCAGTGGTCGGCTACTAAGGTATACCTTGGTGGCGATGTACGTGAGTCAGATGCTAAAGACCCAACTGTAGAAGCTATAGGAATGGGCGGGCAGGTTTATGGTAACCGTGCCGACTTAATAGTTTTAGATGACGTGGTCACTCTGAGTAACGCTTCAGAGTGGGCTAAGCAACAAGAATGGATTCGCCAAGAAGTTGCCTCTCGTCTACCACCAGGTGGGGGTCAACTTCTTGTTGTTGGTACCAGAGTCTCTGCAGTTGATCTATATAAAGAATTAAGAAACCCAAGCCACTACACCGATGGTGTATTACCTTGGTCATATTTATCGATGCCTGCCGTCTTAGAATACGCAGACGATCCTAAAGACTGGAAATGTCTATGGGAAAAATCCGAACAACAACTCACTGAGGAGGATATCCCAGATGAGGATGGCTTGTTTGATCGATGGACAGGACAGCGTCTAACGGCTGTCCGTAACGAGGCAGGACCATCTAAGTGGTCACTGGTTTACCAGAACCTCGATATTGCGGAGAATGCAATCTTCGACCCGATGTGCGTCAGAGGCGCAGTAAATGGAATGAGAAAATCGGGTGCATTGGTTGCAAGCGCAGCAGGTCATCCTGAGAACTCTAATAACTTTTTTAGAGTCATTGGTATAGATCCAGCAATGTCTGGTGATACCGCTGCTGTTGCTTATGCGGTTGACCGCAGGTCACATAAACGCTATATCATGGACGTTCACGTCATGACGGCTCCTACACCTGCAGCAATCCGTTCTCTTATCAAGGAGTGGACCGATGCGTATAAACCGCATGTGGTCATTGTGGAATCAAATGCCTTTCAGCTTTTCCTTACACAAGACGAAGAGATTCGTAACTTCCTGTCAACACGAGGAGTTAACTACAGACCTCATTACACAGGAAATAATAAACAGGATCCCGAGTTCGGCGTAGCCTCACTCGCTCCTTTATTCGGCACCATTACTAAGCGGGATGGTGTCATGAATAACTTTAAGCATGCTGGGGATAATTTAATTGAATTACCAGATAGCTCAAAGAATGAACACGTAAAGAAGTTAATCGAACAACTTGTAACCTGGCAACCAGGAGTACAAGGTAAGAAGCTCAAGATGGATGCCGTGATGGCATTATGGTTCTGTGAGATCGTAGCAAGAGAAACTTTACTTACCTCGAATAATGTACCTAACTTTTTAAATAATCAATTTACTCCTAGAAAAGATATTGAATCAAGATACATTATTAACTTAGATGACTTAGCTGCAGCGCAGCGGACAGCGAGATTGTGACTTAATGAAAGATTTACAACAAGCCTTTGAGCAATTAAAAGCTCGTAACTCCGAACGTGATAGACGTATGCGTGAGGTTGCATTAGTAAGAGCAGGACAGGCTGATCAAGTATTCCAAGGATTATTTCCTGAAGGAGTATGGTCACGTCCTATCATCGCTAACCTTATTGATGTTGTTGCTCGAGATGTCTCTGAACAAGTCGGTGTTCTACCTACCATTACTGCTGCTGGGGATTCATCATTAGATGACAACCAGCGTACCAAAGCTGACAAGCGTACAAAGATTGCTAACTACTATGTAGCATCATCAAGGCTTGGTACGGAGTTACTGCGTGGCGCAGATCAACTAGCAACATACGGTTTCGTTCCTATTAGAGTTGAACCAAACTTTAAAGATAAGAGACCACACATCCATATTGAAAACTCTATGGGTGCATACTTTGATCAAGATCGTTTCGGTGTTGTAAATGTATACGCTCGCTTATATCACCGTAAGGCGGGTGATTTAGCAGCACACTTTCCAGAGTATGCAAGTCAAATATTACAGTCTGGTGCATATACTCGTGGTGATGGTAACTCATTACTACAGGTTGTTCGTTGGACAGATAAAGAAAGAACAGTTTTATTTTTACCAGATCGTGGAGGTTTAGTTCTTGCGACGACACCCAACAAGACAGGTACGGTTCCAGTTGCGATTGCTCAACGTCCTTCACTCGATGGCGAAGCCAGAGGACAATTTGATGACGTCTTGCCAGTGTATGCAGCGAAAGCAAGACTTGCGCTTCTTACGATGGAGGCTGTTCAAAAATCTGTTGAAGCTCCTCTTGCTCTTCCCAATGATGTTACTTCTCTATCCATTGGTCCTGATTCGGTCATTCGTTCGAACAGTCCTGAGAAAATTCGTAGGGTTAATCTAGACGTACCTCAATATGCTTTTGCTGAGAACAATGTTCTAGCAGATGAAATGAAATTAGGAACTCGCTTTCCTCAAGCTCGTGCAGGACAAGCAGAAGGTTCAGTTGTTACAGGTCAAGGTGTTAAAGCACTTATGGCTGGATATGATTCTCAAGTTAAAATTTACCAATCAATCCTTGGCGAAGCAATAGGTCAAGCAATCTCATTTGCATTTGCAACTGATCAAGCATACTTCCCAGAGTTAAGTCGTGAAGTATCTGCAACAGCCAATGGAGTTCCATATAAATTAAAATATAAGCCAAGTTCAGATATTAATGGTAACTATGGCGTAACCGTTGAATACGGTTTAATGGCAGGTTTAGATCCTAACCGAGCATTGGTATGGGGTCTACAAGCAAGAGGAGATAAATTAATTTCTCGAGGAATGGTGCGTCGCAACCTTCCTATCTCACTAAATGCTGGTGAAGAAGAGAGAGCAATTGACATTGAAGAGATGCGTGATTCCCTTAAAGCATCCGTATCTTCTATGGCTGCTGCAATTCCACAAATGGTAATGCAAGGTCAAGATCCAATGAAAATTATTGAAAAAATGGCAAGTGTAATTAATGATCGCAAAAAGGGTGTAGCCCTTGAAGATGCGGTTTCAAATGCATTTAAACCAGAACCAGCACCAAAACAACAACCAGCCGAACCAGGAATGCCAGAAGTACCAGCAGCTCCTGAGCCAATGGCTGGTGGTCAAGCACCACAACTTCCACAAGGTAGACCAGCAATGCAAGAACTTCTTGCAGGTTTAACTGGTGGAGGAAGTCCAAATCTATCAGCGAGAGTTACTCGTCAAATACCAGCATAATAAGGAGAAACAAATGTTCGGAAAACAAGGAAAAGCAGGAAAAGCACCAGTAGGTACAGCCATTATGGGCAAGAAGCCAGCAGGCAAAATAGTTGGTGGCGGAATGGTAAAGCAAGGCGTTACATCTAAAGGTACTAAAGGCAACAACACTAAAGCTAAGTAAATTTTCTATATAAATTAAGGATACCAATGGCAACCAAAAAAAGACCTACAAAGTTTAGGCAAGGTCGCAGACAAGGTAAAGTCGATGCTAAAAAAGTCTTTCAAGGTGCTGCCAAGGCAGGACTAAAAGACAAAGATCGTTTTACTAAATTCTCTGCTGATGATATTGAAGCACTTAATGAAGTAAAAAAGGAAGCTAAAAAAGGTTATATTACCGACGACAAAGGTAATAAGATTAGCGTTAAGCCTACTGAAACTTCACTCGAGCGTATTGCTCGTGATCGTGCTGCTGCTAAAGCAGAAGCATTAAGAATGTTTCCTTATGATGAGGCTGAATTAAAAGCCATGTCTAAGTCTGATCGTGCTGCTGCAGAAGCTGCACAAAAAAGAATATCTGAACCTAAAGCATCATCATCAGGTAAGCCAGAAGGTAGAACTGCATCATCAACCCAAAAGGTTCGTAGTGGTGTAACTGTTAATGAACCAAAGCCACAAGGTTACAAGGTTGATAAAGATGGTAATAAAATTAAAGAACCTAAACCTAAAGGATCTAAAACTGTAAAGACTGCAGGTGCTGCTAAGAAAGCTGCAACAACAGAATCTAAAAAGATAGCAAAGGTAGAGAAAAAAACATTACCAGTTTCTAAAAAAGGTTTTGCTGCAGGTAAAGAACTTAATGCAGAAGGTAAAGCCATGTACGACAAGTTTATTAAAGAAGGCATCAAACCTAAGTCTGCACTTAATAAAGCTTTATTCCGTCAGGAAAAAGGCGCAAAGGTAGCAGCTAAAGCTGCAGGTCCTGTTGCTACAGCAGCCAAGTCTGCTGCCTCAAAAGTTAAGAAGCAAGGTCCAGTTAAAGGTATGCCAACTAAACCATTTAAAGAAATGACAGCAACTGAAAAGTCTAATTTCTTAAAAGGTGCAAAGCCAGTTGGTTCTGGCACATTTAATACAAAAACTGGTAAACTTCAATTTAAGTTTAATGACAAAGAAATTAAATCTATTGCTGAAAAGAACAGAGCAGCCAAGGCTACTAAAGTACCTTCAACAGTTGTGTCATCTAAGCCAAATGTTCCAGGTAAAGAACTTGCTGTACGTCCTAAGCCAGGTGCAGTTGTCGCTAAAGCAGCATCATCATCTGCTAAGAAAAAGTTTACTGCTAAAGGTGCAGCACTAGGTGCTGCTAAGTTTGCAGGCAAAGCGGTTACAGGAAAAGTTGGAATGGCAGTTACTGCTGCATCTTTGCTAGGTGCTCCACTAATTAAACAACTCACAAAAGATAAGAACCGCATTACATCTGCTGATGTAATGAAAGGTCGTGAACAGGCTGCTATTAAAGCTAATTCACCTCAGTCAACAGTAAAGAGCCGTAGTAATCAACCACGTATTACTGGTCAAGGAAAGTTTATTGGTAAAGGTAATGTTCCTACAATAAATTCAGGTGGAGCTACCACTACTTACAAAGTAAATGCTGGAGATACATTATCTGGTATTGCTAAAAAGTCTGGCGTAACTCTTTCAGAGTTACTGGCAGAAAACAAGAAAATTAAAGATCCTAAAAAGATCTACAGGAATACATCAATCAATATCCCATCAAAAGGCAAAGTGCCTACTGGTGGTTATGCAGGTCCTGTTCCGTATCGTCCTAAAAAGAAGTAGGTAACTTATGTCAATGGTTAATCCTGCTG